CTGAGAATAAATTTCATATTGAAAACTATCAAGATCAAGCAACTATTAAAGAAATCCTAGACTCCAATAAAAAAGCACAAAATGAAGGTGCATATAAATTAAATGCACTAAAGAATGAAAAAGGATATCGTGTTGCTCGATTACCAAACATAGTCGTACATCAATTAGCTAAACAAGGCATCTTAAATTACAATGGAAAAGTCTTAGACAAGACTAGATTTTTTCGTTGGTTAAACGACTCCGATAACAAACATTTTAGAATATATACAGGCAACTTATAATGGCATTAGATACATACTCCAATCTCAAAACTACTATTGCGAACTACCTTAATAGAAGTGATCTTACTGCATACTTAGGTGATTTTATTACTTTAACTGAGGCTAGACTTAATAGAGAACTACGAGTGAGAGAAATGGTAAACACTGATACTTCCACAACTACAGTTGCTGGCACACAAAGTTATTCTCTACCAACAGGATATTTAGAAGCAACCACTGTTATCTTTCAAAGCGATCCTTATTGCACATTAAGATTTATCAGTAATAGTGATTTTTATAATAAATATAATGCTAGTCAAAGTAGAGGAAAACCCACCTACTTTACTATTGTTGGATCAAACATTTTACTAGGAGTAGCACCTAATTCAGCTACTACCTTACAGATTAATTATTACAAAAGTTTAACTGCATTATCAGATAGCAATGCCTCTAATGATATACTTACAAATTATCCTGAGTTGTATTTGTATGGTGCATTAGCAGAGTCAGCTCCCTTTATTATGCAAGACGAAAGAATTAACACTTGGGGTAATCTTTATAAAGAAGCTCTCAAGAATGCAAACGAAACATCATCAAGAGGTTCAACCACATCTTCACCTTTACAGATGTCTACTCCTCAGGTGGCCTAGATGATTGAGTTTGGTGATTTACAAGCCGATCTACCTAGTTATCAGAACTCAGGAGCTTTAAAGGTAGATAATGTCATTCCTTTAAGAAAAGGTTATCAAGCATTGCCTGGATTTCAGGCATTGAGTGGAACTGGATTGACAGGAAGTGCTGTCGGTTTATTTACAAGTTTTAGTGCTAGTGGTTCAACCAACTATGCTGGAGATGCTACTAAACTTTATCAGATGGACTCCTCTCTAGTCTTTCAAGATAAAAGTAAAGCTGGTGGTTATAACAATTCGACTACAGAAAATGCAAGAGACTTTTGGGCATTTACACAGTTTGGAGCAAACATTATTGCAACGAACTTTGCCGACAACATACAAAAGTTTGAAGAAGGGGTAGATACAGCATTTAGTGATTTAGTCACATTGAAAGCTAAATACATCGCAGTCATTAGAGACTTTGTTGTAGCTGGATATACAGAAGAAAGTTCTACTACATATAACCAAAGAGTAAAATGGTCTGGTATCAATGATAGTTCTACATGGACTCCTAGCCAAGCTACACAGTCTGGCTTCCAAGACATTGTGGGTTCTCATGGAAATATCCAAGCGATTGTCGGTGGGGAGAGTTCTGGTGTGATTTTCATGGAGAAGGCTATCTACAGAATGTCTTATGTCGGTGTGCCATTAGTTTTTCAGTTTGACAAGATCGCAGATAATCTTGGAGCTTTTGCTCCTAAATCTGTTGCCTCTTATGGAAACATGGTTTTCTTTTTAGCACAAGATGGTTTTTACAAACTAACTGGTGGGCAACAACTAACACCCATTGGAAATGCAAGAGTTGATAATTTCTTCTTTGAAGATTTATCATCTAATCTTGACGGAATAACATCTGCTGTCGATCCTAACAATAGTATTGTTGTGTGGTCTTATCGAGGATCAGGAGCTACAGGAACTACTAATAACAAACTCTTGATATACAACTATGCAGTTGATAAATGGAGTACAGGCAGTGGTCAAGATTTAGAGTTTATTGCTAGTGCATCACAAGAAGCATTTACTACCTTAGAGAGTTTAGATGTATTAGGTGATTTAGATAATCTTCCAAAGTCATTAGACTCATACTTTTATAAAGAAGGTATTGTTGGTCTAGCTGGTTTTAACTCAGCAAACAAATTTGGTAAGTTCATTGCGAATAGTTTATCAGCCACAGTTGATACGACAGAGTTTGAAGGTGCTGAAAATAAAAGATCAACCTTAATTAACTGTAGACCTATTGTTGATGGAACAACAAATACAACAGTCACAGTAACACCAATTACTAGAAACTCGCAGCTTGATACAATAACTGTGGGTGATGCTGTAAGCACCAACGACTCTGGTACTTGTCCTTTGAGATCAACATCCAGGTATCATCGAGTTCGTGTAAATGTGACAGGAAATTTCAATACCATGTCAGGTGTAGATATAGAAGCGAGACCTGAAGGTGGCAGATAATCAGTTTCCTCAAGTACCTTTATCGATACCAGATACAGGACAACACTTACGATTAGTTTCGACATCATTGAACAATACAATCAATGGTAAACTTAACAGCACTGGCTCTATTACACTAACTGCTAGTGCTACATCAACAACTCTTACAGATGCAAGAATAGGTGGAAACTCAGTTATTTTGTTTATGCCTACAACTGCTAATGGAAGAACAGCTCTTAATGGACTTCATGTTTCAGCTAGAGCAGACGGAAGTGCCACATTAACTCATGCAAGTTCAGGAAACACAGATCAAAACTTATCATACTGTGTCATTGGCTAATGTCGTCACTAGAGTTCCTAGTGAGGATGTTGAGTTTATATGGAGTCAAATCAAACCTTTACTAGAAAAGGCATTAGACGAAACCTATACGATTGATGATATTTACAAAGGATTAATCGAAGATCGTATGCAACTATTTATTAGTTGGAATGATGAAAAAGTCGAAAGTGCTGTTGTTACAGAAATAGCACAATACCCTCAGTCAAAAGTATTACGATACTTTTTAGCTGGAGGAGTGAACCTAGAAAACTGGTTAGAAAGAATACAAAAAGTAATCGAAAAATTTGCAAAGAAAGAAAACTGTACTCACCTTGAAGTCGCTGGGCGAAAAGGATGGGTTAGAAAATTGAAAGGATTTAGAGTTAAAGCATACTTACTAAATAAGGAAATATAAAATGTCAAAAGGATCAAACCCACAAAATGTAACTACAACAACATCAAGTGAACCATCAGAGTTTATTAGACCTTACTATACTCAAGCTATTGAAGCTGCACAGGACTTATACGAGAACCCTAATATACCCTCATTCTTCCCTAATAACACTTATGTTGATTTTGCACCAGAAACAGATACTGCTTTACAACTAGCGAGTGCAAGAGCTATCCAGGGTAATCCCTTACTAGGTTCATCACAAACAGAAATAAATAAAATTTTACAAGGCGATTATCTATCACCTACTACCAATCCGTACTCTCAAGCATTATTCAATCAAATGGCTGGTGATGTCACATCACAAGTTCAATCACAATTTAGCAAAGCTGGTCGTCTAGGATCAGGTGCTAATCAAGAAATATTATCAAGAAGTTTAGGTGAACTTGCCAATAAAGTTTATGGCGATCAGTATAATCGTGAAAGACAAAATCAAGTCGCTGCAACTCAAATAGCACCACAACTTGGTGAGATGGACTACAACGATATTGCAAGATTGCAACAAGTAGGCCAAGAACGAGAAGCACTAGAAATGGCAAAATTACAAGATGCCATAGCAAGATACGACTACGGACAACAACAACCCTACATCAAATTAAATCAATACTTAGGTTCATTAGGTGCTGCTGTGCCATCAACTACTGTATCAACTCAACCAGTCTTTAGAAACACTGGTGCTGGATTACTCGGTGGTGCAATGACTGGTGCAAACATAGCTAATATGATCCCAGGACTAACAACAGGCATGGGAGCTATTGGTGGTGGACTACTTGGAGGGTTCTTTTAATGGCAATAGATTTAACTAATTTACCAAGAAGCACAAAAGAAAATCCTTTTTTAATTTTCCCACCTCCAAGAACAACCCCATATTCTGTTTATACCACACCTAGAAGAAGCTACTCTGCTTTACCACAAAACACATTTGCAAGTGGTATGGAGCAAGGTGGTAGAAATATGTACTCTGCATTACCTAGTGGTGTTCAAGCAACTACAACTTCTCCTAATGCTTTTGCTTCTGGTATGGAACAAGGTGCAAAAAATGTTTATGCCAAACCAGCATTTGTAAAACCTCAACAAAAACCAGTTAATGTTCCACCTAATCAATTAGGTCAAAACTTATTAGATTTTGCAACAAGTGGTAGTGGTCAAGCATTTGCACAAGGATTACTTGATAAAAGTGGTTACTCAACTA